TATAAGTTGACCTTACGTAGTCTGCTCTATTTAATAATATTGATTGCATATGCTTTATGCCTTCTTCAAATCTTGAAAAGTTAATGCCGTATTGTTGTGCTTCACCACGATATTGATAGGCATAAGCAGTTGCTCCATCTACAATAACCTGCCTAAATTGTTCTGGTACTGCAGGAGCATCAGTTGTAGCAGATAGAAGTGTTGGCTTGGAGTAATATTCGTATTTTAATTGATAGGCTTTGTCGGGGTAGGGGTACAGACCATAGTTATTATCAGGTGTACGAAATACATATAAAGGCACACCGCCTACATCTGATGTAGTTTCTTGGTCAATAAACCTATCTACATACTCTTTATAATCTAAAATTCTTAACGATACACCTGCTACACCAAGAGTATTGTCTTTACTAATTCTAAATGTTTCATAGTCAACATGCTGTGTGCCTGTGGGTATTGTGTACCGTGTTTGGTCAGCTACTAATGTTTCGGTTTGTGTAGCATGACTAAAAGGCCAGCCATATTCACGTTGGTTAATATAATTAATGGCATCGTTTACTGCGTTCTTACACTGTGTTTGAAAACCTCGTGAACTACTAAAGTTTGCTGACGTAAGAGCAACTTCGTTCATACGGGCTAACACTTCATTTGTAAGACCAATAAAATCGTATGCCATCTGTAAATCCTAAAAGAGTAAGCAGGGGCAACCGAAGCTGCCCCCACTAAGTGATTACTTATGCAAGTGTATCACGGTCTACTTCGTCAGCAGCCATGTCACCTTGGTCACTGATGTCCATCATTATAGCATAAGCACGTAGCTTACCTGCTGAGAATGATGCACCGCTACCTGCCAACAAAAAGTCAATTGTGTCGGAAGAAGTAGATGGTGCTAGTCCATCAATTGAAACCTGCGGAGCGTAATCGCCATCAGATGCACCGTCAATGTCCAGTGCGGCTGCAAACTCATCGACATCACCACCAGTGAAGCCAAGAGCAGCAGTTGCATCTGTACCTGTATTCATAGTTGCAGATTCTACAACTTGAAATCCTGCTGCCAAAATTAATGTGTTAGCAGGTACGGTAATTGCCTGAATAGTATCACCGGGGGCAATGCTATTTGTTGTCAGGTCAATTGTGACATCTACGTAGTACGGGTTACGTCCACGCTGTGAGTTACCTGATTCAGGATGAAGTAATGCGGTAATGTTAGCCATTTTTCAATACCCCCCTTATACCAAGTTAAACTTAGCGTTCACAAGTGCTTCTGGACGAAGAATCTTGCGACCGTACATGTGCATACCACGAACGATGTCAGCAAAGCTGTCAGGGTCACGATATGTTTCTGTCTTGTTGATTTGCTCTGCAGTAGCAACGGCAGATGAATGTCCAGCAACAATCACACCATAGTTTGATGCATTTGTACCACCTGTAGTACCTGAACCAGTACCAATTGATGGCAGATTGTTTGAAACATACACTTGGAAGCCGTGCAGATTATTTACAACAAGTCCGTTCTGCAGACCTGCACCACCAAAGTCTGAGTTCAGAAGTTTTGAATCTTCATCCTTCAGCACCTCAATAAATACTGGGTCTACAACAAGCCAACGGCCCTGTGTATCAACATTCTGCTGGTCCAGCTTACGAGCCATACGTGCAATAACCATAGTTGGGTTAGCATTACCTGAACCCGGTACGGATGATGCACCCGGCAAACGGGGCTGGATACCAATTGATGAACCTGAAGAGCCGCCAAAATCGTCAGCTTCCAGTTTCATGCTTGACAGCAGTTCATCTGAACCTGCAGTGCTTACAGCTTTAGAACCGTTAACAGTTGTGTTAACAGTATCAGCTACACCGTGAATTGCAGACTGCTTAAAACCTGACAAGTAGCCAAGAACATCTTGGTCAAACTGGTCAGCAAGGCGATAAGCTGCACGGTCACTTGCCAGTTGCTGGAAGTTTACGTGGCTGTGTGCCTCTTCAATGTCATCAACCTTAAATGCAAAGTAGTTAGCTTTGTCGATTGTCAGGTTGAAGTCTTCATCGTCAAGGTCTTGCGGTGTGATAGTTGTACCACGAGCGTAAGTCTTGACTGTGATTTCGGGTTCTTTGATAATCTTAACGGAATCACCCATGTTTGCAATTTCACCGAAGTAATCGGAATTAGAAATTGCTTCAGCAACGGCAGACTTGCGGAAAGCAAGCTGCACCTGTTTGCTGTAGATTACAGGTGAAAAATTACCGTTAGGCAGATTACCATACCCACTTGCTGATGCAAATGCCATGATTTTTCTCCTAAGTTAGCATTTTTTCTACAGATGCAAAACTCGCCAGACTAATCAGAGGCTAATTCATTTGGGTGTGTATCCTAGTAAGGTGGCCGCCCTACTATTCAACAGGCCAAACTCGTCAGGTAATCCGTAAGCTGTGCTTGTTTGCTGATTTGTGTGGACATATTGCGCTATACATCCACACTTGGTTACATATAGTTATACACAAAAATAACTATTTGTCAACACTTTTTTTATCTGGCAGAACCAGACATATCATAGATAAACTTTCCTGTGCGGATAGCTTCCATAATTGCGTCAGAGTGCTTCTCATATTCTTGTGGTGACATTGCCTGAACCTGAGACTCTTTTAAATAAGTGGAAGTTTCGTCTGCTTGAGGTGTGCTTCTAGCATTTTTAGTGGACACTGCTTCAGCAGCACCTTTATCTTTCTTAGACTTTTTCTCACTCTTTATTCCTTTGTCTACTTTATATAAGTCAATAGCACGTGCTGCTGACTTAGCGTCATTATCATTTTCGTACAACGCATCCTGTACCCACTTAGGCTGTTCTTCTGCCCACTCATGAAAATCATCGCTATCACGAATATCTCCAAAGTCAGGATGCAACCTCATCAGTTCTGCTTCAGCTTTTTCCTTTGATGCAGATGCTTGCATATCGTCAATTGCTTTCATTCGTTCTTCTAGTGCTGCGCTTTGCTCACTAGCTTTTTTCATAGCAATTGTTTCAACAATACCAGCCACATCAGGATATGCTTTTGCCCACTCTTCGATATCTTCATCCGATTTAGGCAATTTCATTTCTTTTTTTGCAGCCGCAGAAAGTTGATTTTTTAAGGCATCAATTTCTTTTTTAAAATCTTCAGCTTGCTTTTGTTGGTGTCTACGCAGGTCAGAGTAACGCTTTTTAAAAGTCTTCTCTTCTGCGTTTGCGGGTTCAGCTTCTACTTCTTCTTGCTCTTCAACCTCACCACGCTGTGCTTTTTTAAGTTGTTCTAATTCTTCCTCGTCTCTCTTGATGCGTTCTTCTTGAGAGTAAGGTTTATTTACAAATGCTGTTTTCTTTTGCGGTTGCATTTCTTCCGCCATGATAGCTGCTTCAGCCATGCTTTTCTCCATTGGGGCTAACCGTAGCCAGTGTTGGGGGGTTAGGTAGCCATTGAGTTATCTAGGATATTATCGTGTTCCTAGTCCACGTTTTCTAGGTTTAGCTGCTGTTTGAATAGACCTAAAGTCAGCAATCCTTGACAACTCAGGTCCAAGCACTTTACCTAAAACTCTAAACTCTTGTGTTCCAACCATGCTACCAATAATGTCTTTTTCATCATCTGACAAATTACTATAGCGTTCTATGATTTCTTGTTTTAGTTCTTCAACTGTCTCAGCCATTACACGACCTCTCCATTTTCTCTTACAAACTCTGTATCTGTACCTAGCACATCGAATAGTTTCATCCAAAATGCTTTTACAGGATAGTATAACACGCCATGTTTGTTTTGTCCATAGTAGTATTTACCATAGGATACAAGAGGGTCTGCAAATGTTTTAGTAACCAACCACTTAAATGCTGGGTATTTTCTCATTAATGGAACAAATACTTCTGCAAGTTTATAATAACCACGTTTATTGCGTTTAGTCATATGTTCATCACGATAACGTCTTACTACTTCGTCCATAGTACCGTCACCATATCTTGCTTCTAACATAATAAAGCAACAACCACCCCCTGAATCCTCATCATCATTATCGTCAGGCGGTGTATTAGTGACTACACGATTAGAAGTACCACTACGAACAGGTGTTCCGTCACTGCTTGTTACTGCAGTTGTACGTGAGTCACCTGTTTGCTCTTGTGCCTCTCTGTCAGCATCTGTTTTGTTTGCAGCATAGTTTCTTGCAGCATCATCACTAAACCCTCTGCTTTTTGCAGTGCTAAAGTTTGAGTCAAACGCTTTACCATAATCATCAAAAGCAGTACCACCCTCTTGTTCAGCAGCTTCTTCGTCAGCACGTTCAGTAGCGGTCTGACGTGGAATAGATGTGTCTCTGGTAAATGCTGTACCACCTTCTTGTTCAGCAGCCTCTTCATCTCTACGCTCTTCTTCAGTTTGACGAGGAATGTCAGGGCGAACAAAACTAGGCTCTGGACGTTTAGGACGGGATGTAGGTAAAGCAATACGTTCATCTGTTTCCGTAGGCACATCAAACATTTCTGTTCTGCGACTTACAATAGCAGAGTCTGGGTTATTTAGATTTGCAGATATAACTGCAGGTGCTTTTCTTCCAATCTGCCCTGTAGTTCCGCTAATCTGTACCCAGTTACCTTCTGCATCTTTAATGTACTCTTGCTCCCCTCTACCCATAGGATTGATAGTAGCAATCTCTGCTTCTGTGGGTACGTTCTTAATAACAGGAGATGTAGGAGCATCTACACGTTCCATAGGATCAGTGCGTTCTACACGAGCGTCTGCTCTTACAGGAAATGAATCAGCAACAATATCATCTTGCGCTGTTCTTGGTGTAGTGCTTGTCGTAGTAACATCTGCTGGTGCAGTTACTCCCGGTGTTTCAACAGGTGCAGGTGTTGCACGTTTACCTGCCTCACCAGCTTGCTGCTGTACTAACAGTGCCTCAGACAATGGCTGACCTTTGTAGTCTATGCCTAAGTCATCGTAGATAGCTTTGGCTGCAGCGTTTTCAATCTCTTGCCTGTTGCCGCCAAAACCTGTACCTAAAAAGCCTTTGTCAACTTGACCAGTCTCTCGTATAGACCGTTCTGCAGCCTCAGTGTTTTGAAACAAGTCTCTAATAATATCCTGTGTCTGCTGACCTGTTCTGTCTTCTTTGAGAGTGTTGTACAAATCTCTGGACATTGTAGCTTTTTTACCTTGAGCATCAGTCAAAGTAACACGGTCATAATTTCCTGTAGCTAAACCTAAAAGACCCGGAAGAGGAATACCGCGCCCTTCCCCACTTCTACCGTAGGAGACTTCATAGGTAGTTCCACCATATATTCTACCGTCACGAGATGTGCCGCCAAATACTGCGGTAGCACCAGAACCAAAACCACCACCCTGCTGGTCATCATCCCCACCTGTATCTACTTGTGGTGCTGGTGGGGCAGACGCTACAGGTGCTGCTTTAGGTGCAGTAGACTGACCTGTGTATGGTTTAAATCCTTCAGGAATAGCTGTTACTGGTTGCCCATTAGCAAATGCAATACTAATCATTTGCCCGTCATCATTTATGTACTGACGTACTTCCGTTCTGGGAATAAGCTGTTGAGCAGTTATTGTGTTCTGTGAAGACTGTGTGGGTGATTGTGAAATGGCATATGGACTAGTAGTTTGCAATTGAGCAAACTGACCTGCTGCTGTAACTGGAGTTGTCACACCAGTTTGTGAAGCAGGAAAGGATGAAGCTACTTGCCCCGTACCGGGAACAAAACCACCAACTTGATACTCAGCCACACCGTCATCTTCTAGTTCAAGGTCGTCAAGACTAAATGGAATGTTACCTGTGTCAAAAGGAATACCTTCAGGAATAACTGCTTCTTCTGAGTTACCCATCTGACCCATAGCATCCATACGTGCAAGACCTGCCTTTGCCTCGTCTCGCAGTTCCATCATCTTATCTAGACCATGATAGCGAACTACATCGGCTGGCATAACAAACTCACCCTCACTAAGTTGGGCAGGAATATCATCACGTACTTCTTCTTGCAGTGAGCCTACAGGAACTTCATTGCCTGATACTGGGTCAACACTACCACCCTCTTGGAGTAACCCACCTTCATTGAACCCACGTTCTACAGGTTCAAATAGTTCCATCTGTCGTTTCATAGGTACTGCTCCACCTTTGTTAAAAGGGAAATCATCCGCATCTCCCTTGACTGCATTTTTTGCTAATACTAAATGTCCTACTTGAACAACTTCTTCAGCGTTCAATACAGGCTCACCTGTTTTTCTGTCATAGAAAAAACCACGTCTTGTAGGGTCATATCCTACTTGTGTCCAACTCTCATCATCAAATGCTTGCTTTGCATATTCAAATGCATCGCTATCTGACATGCTACGATAGTTACCTTCCATCACAGCAAAAGGTGCTTTAGCTTTACCTGTTGCCACATTTAACGCCATACCTACCGCTTTATCATCAGGCTGTATGAATGATACATCCTGTAAAACTACTGTAGGAGAATACATAGTTTTCTTTTCGGGATGGGTTAATGTAGGAATCCAAACATCATAATCTGTATACGCATTGATGTCTAATCGTGCAGTTATTCTGTCACCTTCAGGAATACTTCTATTTACGCCTACTACACCTTTCTCGCTTTTCTTTCCCAGAGCAGATACAACTTGTGTTGTGGTAGCAGGTTCTGGTACTTGTTCTACGGTGCGTATTGGTCTGAAGGCATCGGCAGCTTCTCTATACTCTTGTGCTGTAATCTCATTAGCTTTTCTTGCTTCTGCCAACTGCATAAGAATAGGGTTTCTACCCTTTAGTCTTTTTCTAAACTCTTCAGAGGTAGCATTAGCCTTTCGCCAATTAGCTATGGATGCATCATCCAAACCTGAAGCAGTCATCGTGTCTACAGTTTCGTCTACGTCAGGTCTAGCACTTGCACTAAAAGCAATAGGAGAGTCGTCATCTAATCTTGCTTTTTCTGGTGGTACTTGTACCTTGAAATCTTTTGCGGTCAGACCTTTCATAAACTGAGGATTTGCTCTAGCTATACCTTCAAATATTTCCATGCCTAAAGGCGGAAACTCTTCACGCATCTGCTCTTCTATCTGGCTATCAGACATATCTGTAAGCTGGCGAAGTGCCTGTCTACGTGAATCTCTTTTTTCTATTAAGGAAGCCTCTAACTCACCATACTTTCGTTTGTATTCTAGCCTTGCTCGATTAGGAATTTCAAACAGTAAGGCTCTTTCTTTCATAATGTTTACTTTATTATGAAGATTAGACTTTAAAAGTTCAGGTGTAAGTTTTGGATTGCTTAATATTTTACCAGCTTTATTTACAAAATTTTCAATAACCTCTGGCGATATATCATCAAGAATTTCATCATTTGGAACATCGAGGTACTCAGTTTTAAAATTATATAAATTACGTTCGTCTTGAAGATATTTAGCAACATCTTCCTTAGTTATCTTATATGTGTCTTTAGGCGTATAGATACCAAACCTAGTAAACTTTTGTCTTTTATGTCTTTCTAGTGCTATATCAGGTATGACATCTGTAAGTAGGAACTGTTCTTCTAAGTCAAAATTTCTAAGAGGGTTATTTAAGTCTGCCTTATTTCCAAACAATGATTTAGCAATGTTTTTAAAAGGCTTAAAAATCATTTGCTCAGAATCTTGTAAAGCAGTATTTAATCTTTTTATATCAGATAAGTATCGACTTTTACTTAGTTTACCCAACCCCAAATCTTCTGATACAGTAGGATAAAACATATCTGTATTTGCACCAGACGTAAAACCCTCACGTCTTTGAATAGCGTGTTGAACTTCATGCAATAGTGTAGCTCTAAGTTCATCAGGATTTAGCTTACCATTTATTTCAATTAATTCTCCATTATAAGGATAGTCGCTATAATACGCACCTGCAAAATCATCATCTGTATTAATTCTAACCTTAATGTTTCCTAAATCAGATGGAGTGACAAAATCTAAATCATATGCGTCATAGTACTCTTCTCTGTATGCATTAAAAAGGTCAGGGAAGTTTATCAACTCCTCTAGTGTTGTTTCTGTAGTATCCCCAGACTTTAGTTTCTCAAAAACATTAGTATTTATTGTTGCATCTGTAGTAGGTAACTCAGAACGAAACTTTCCATCTGGTCCTTTGTAGACACCTGTTTGAGCAAATAAATCTTCTTCGCTTAAATCTGGGTCAAAATCTTTTGCTCTATTATAATCTTCTACATAACGCTGACCACGTGGTGTACTTACGCCAATCATCATCGGTGATACAGATGTATCTGGCAAATCAGGCTTCACACCTGTTGGCACAGTTTCACGTGAAGCACCTGCGGTTGCCATAGCCATACCGTCTGTACCATCACCACCAGAGGCTTTTCTAAATAGTTCTCCTGCCTCTTGTCCGATATCTCCAATGTACTCAGCAGCCTTATCTCCGTACTTGGTTGCTGCTTTGAGAACACTTGTAGCAGCATTAGATGCGGCAGCAAGAGGAAGACCAACAATCTCTCCTGTTAGTTCACCTGCTGTTCCTTTAAGTTCTAAACCTGTAGCATCTTTGATTAACTTTTCTGCATTAGCACGATTAATACCAAGGTTAGATAGCTGGTCAAATGCCTCTTCAATTGCTGTATATGTAGGAGAAGCAAGCTGCGTAGATGGTGATGGGTCGGGCAGTGCTGCACCCATTTCTACTATGTCTGCTGTTGCCGTAACAGGAGAAGTTACTGCACCCTTTAATGCGTCTATAGCAAAAGCCTTACGCATCTGTTGGTACTCAGGAGCATTAGAGTCAGGTAACGGCTCAGTCAGCATACCCTCTGGCATAATTTCTTTGACAGGGATATCGTCCTGATTACCGAACAAATCCATCTGGTCTTTTATACTACGCACCGTTTATCTCGTCTCTCATGTACTTGAGTTTACGTAAAGCCTGAATTGCACCCTGCTGACGATGCACAGTTACTATCTCGTCAGACTGTTCAAGCGACTTCTGATGCTGTTCAATAACTATGTCGATATAGTTACTGAAGGCTTCCCACTGGCGGTTGTTGCCCACCATCGGCTTGAGTCGGCTGAGTACCTGCTGTTTGTCCACCATTACTACTAAATCCTTGTTCACCCGGAATTGGTACTTGTCCTGTTCCAATCGTGCCACCACCTGACCCTGTTGGGTCTTGAGCATCCGCACCTGCTGGTGCTTGTGGTTGCTCTGGCAATGGTGCTTGAAACTCTTTCATAAGCTCTGCTTGCAGCGCAGCTTCACTCATATTGTTTGTTACTTTGTCGGGGTCAAGGTCCATTGACTTTGCAATCTCACGAATAACATACTGGAACTTGGCAAACGGTGCAAGTGCAGGACTACTTGCAATCTGCAAGAACTGCATTAGTCTCTGGCTGCGAACCTCGTTAGCCATCAGACTTTCTGTACCACGTGCCTTAACTTCCAAGTCGCCCTTGATTGCTGGGTCAAAATCAAACTGCATATTAAAACGGAAAAAACCCTCACCAAGAGGACGCAGTAGATAATCGTCTACGTTCTTGATAACAGTCTTAATGCTACCGCTTGCAGCGTTCATCAACATTGAGATACCAGAGGCTGTACGCCCTACGCCAGATACACCCGTCTGCCCATGTGCAAAGCTAGGCATACCTGTTGACTCATCCGCAAGCTGACGTGCTTTATCAAA